AAACAAAATGACAATAAATAAACACGAACTAGAGATTGCGCGGGTTGCCAGGAGGTTTCGCGAAATTTGTGCAGAGCACATAGAAAATATGGAGGATAAACTTCCAGGTGCAAACAATCCCCTGGAGCGTGATGATCTAAACAAACAAATTGATGCTATGCACGAATTAGCTGACCAGGCTAATGATCGAGCTAAGGCTATGATTAAAAGTTATTATGAAAATAGATAGAACAAAAATACCTGCACACTTACGACACTTAAGTGACAAAGCGCTTAGATCTTTAATTAAGCTCTTTACACCTAGTTTCTAACGAAACGGCGGTCCAGTAAACCAGCAAACGACGACATAACGGTCGCCTTTGGTTACAGGCTTGACCTGGTGCGAAATAAATGAGCTAAAAGCTACTGCTTCACCCATTTTTGGCCGCGTGCAATTAGCGTTATCACTGGTGCGAAAGCATATTTCGCCGCCCTCATATTCCTCATTCAGCATTAAAGACACACTGATCTTGCGATTAGCAGCTGTTCCCTCGGGCCCAATATCAATATGATAGCCGTAGCCGTTACTCGGCGATTTGTAGTGTAAGATCTGAGCTGTCTCGATTCCAGATATATCATATCTAAAGTATTTGTTGGCAGAAACCGCAACTCTGTTGAGGATCCTATAAAGGCGATCTTGTTTAGCGTCGATATAGCGCACCTCAACGTCTCTTAGATCTGTATTTTCGGCCTCCTGGCTCTTTTCATGCACCTTGCCAGGCACTGGATCTGTTACAACCAGATAATCTAAAAATAGATCTACTTCGTCTTGCGTGATAGACAGGCCAGTAATACCATGATTAGGCATTATATCGGCTGTCATACTTCCTCCAGTTCTTCTTGAGAACATCTAGCCAATCATCCATCGCCATGACACAGATCTTATCGTCTTCGGCTGGCCAGTCTAGGTTCATGGCATAAAGCGGAATACATACTCGAATCGGTCTGCGGTTGAATTTAAAAATAAGAACGGGGATCCTACCATTACTGGAGCTGCAAACTTGATCCCACCAAGCGGACTTTAGCCACTCGCCGTCTTTGTAGAATTTACACTCAACCGCATGAAAAGGTATGTCCAGATCACACTGACCTGCTTCCTGGTATTGGTCCAGGTTGCGCTTTGTTTTGAAATCTATGCCGTTGTCTTCAAAGAAACCATTAAGAATGGTCGCTATGTCGCGCTCGAACTGTGCTCCCTTGTTCCTGCTGTTTATCGGCATTGATAGAGTTTCTCAAAATTTGCAAAAAATTGCAAACCCATTGCAAAATTTTTTTCACAAAATTTTTTTGCGTTGAGTTTTTCTGGTGATTCAATGTATCAAACCTAGTTATAACTACAACTGCAAACGGCCGCAGCTATTTGGGGGTGTAGGGGTTCCTAATAATGCGATTTCCCTGTAAAAAAGCGGTTCCAAGGGACTCCTGTTGCTATTGTGAGCACAAGTTGTACATAGTTGCACAAAAGAGTACATGTATATATACGCAAAAAAGCACGCAATATCAATGACTTACGAGCATGCCTTTATTTTTCTGAGATTTTGACGTTTGGATCGGGAGGCCGCGATAACACAGCCACAGATCTATTTATCTTTGGGAGAATAGTCGTCTATATTTGCGCCGAGCAATTGTCCCAGGCGGTCCTTGATTTGATCTCTGGACATCTTCTCCAGGTTAGCGTTGATGTTTATATTCTGGGATCTATTGACCGATAAACCAGCGAGCTGATTGAGCTCTTTAATTGCTGACACAGCTGCATTAAACTGGCCGTTCTCGTAAGCGCTCTCCATCACCTTCCACAACATCGTGCCAGTCTTTTGTGGGGTGATCGCATACTTCTCTGCTAATTCATCTTGCTTGATCCGAATGGCCTTAACCACGTTCGGAAAGTTCTTACCATTGAGCAGCTTGCCTGCGCTTGCGCTTGGGAACTGATACCCAGCTTTCCTGGCAGCCTCTGTCATACCACATGCACCTTCGGTGTAATGCCACACAAAGCTGGCCTGCATTTCAGTCAAGCCGTGTTCATCATCTTTCTCAAACTGAGTCGGAGCGTTCGTGATCTTCTGATCTTCCTTTTTCTTTCTGGGCATAATCTCTCCTATTGTAAACCAGTGTAGAGTGTAGAGTGTATAGCTGTTCTATTATACCTATTATGTAACGCGTAAGAGGCCATTCTTATAGCCAATACTAATAATAATAATAATATATACACTATACCCTTATATATAGTAAAGACAGTAGTAGCAAGGGATTGAGCCAGTGCATAGTAAATTTTACTATACCCTTTGCTATACCCTTTTTCGCCTTTATTTGCCATTTATGTTCCTATCTGCAATAACAACCGCCAGGCCGACTAATACAATCGAGAAAGCCAGCACCGTAAAAAAGGTAATAGCTGATATGCAAATGATCTCTTTTATTAGCTCAATCATTGAACTTACTCGTGTAATCTGTATAAGTATCACCCTCAGCTGCGCTGTAATCCAGATCATAGATCTTTTTGCCATTGGATCGTCTAGGCTCGATGCCCTTTCCGTGTAAGACACGGGCCGCTTCTTTGAAGTCTGGCATCCTTGGTGACTTGATTCCAAGATCGCGCAGGAGCTTGGTCATTTGTACAGGCTTGGCATGTTCGCTATCAAAGTCTACATGCTCCAGGATAAGATCCTCCACACTTGACTGAGTTCTATATTGCTCGTTGCTATCTTGCAAGAGCTCACGCTCATCTGGTGATAGAAACCAGTTTTTTTGTCCTGGCACATACATCGTCTCTTTTATCTGCGCCCAGAGTTGTTGCATGTTGACACCGTGATTGACATTAATATCTCTGACTGCAAGTACCCAGAATCTTCGATTGCCCGACGTATCCGTCAAGAACTCGCGTGCATTAACAGAAGCGTAAAACGCTGTCCTGCGCTGATAGGTCGTAAACGCCCGATCATAGGGTAGCCTCAGCTCGTCCGTCTTCGCCGTTACAAATGCTTTCAGCTGATCTATATCCGACTTCTTAAAGGTAGACTCAATCTCGCCTAACTCTACAATCCAATGACTAACCGCTCTCTTTACAGAGTCCTTGTCAGAAGGGTTAAGCGTTGCACCCTCCAGGAGCCAACCTTTATTGTAATCACATAGTCGCTTGAACCATAAGGTCTTACCGAGTCCTTGTGCGCCCTGCAAAACGAGGATACCTTCGAGTTCAACGCCATTTGTTTCATAGGCCGCTGCTACACAGCTGATTAACCATTTCTTGAGTAACATATCTCTTAGCTGCGCGGATTCCTCTGTAGTCAGCGAATTTAAAAAGTCTGGGAGTCTGTCTTGGCCATCCCAAGGGACCGAGTCGATCCATTCTTTGACGGGATTATATTCTCGCGCCAAGACTTTGAGATAGTCGCGAACTTTAGTGTGCGGGATCCCCATATTAATACAACGATCTTCGATCTCAATCAGACTGGCTTCCTCGTGCATATCTGCAATGAATTTCATCTGCGGTATGTCTATCTCCATCTTTTTCTTAATGACGTTATAGCGAACATCCACGCTATGTGCTTTCAGCACCCCGCCAATATTGTCCTTCGTGTTTAAGAAGCGTCCGCTTGCTGATCGCACAAAGTCAAACTCTACTGGCACATCTAATGTTTGCAGGACCACCTCGCCTTCGACGACAGCAACTTCGTTTTTATGGTCGTTGTAATCGCCTTTCGTTTCTGGCATCTGGACTTCGGCGTAACCGCCTTTTTTATTAATATAGGCTGCCGCCTTCATTGCTTCCTTTTCACCTGTTTTACTATCATCGTTATCAGCGACAAAGACGTGTTTATGTTTGGGAAAATACTCGTACATCACCTCTGCGACAGGCGATAAGTTATAAGCATCAAACGCCACGACCACAGGCTGTGAGCGATCAGCGTATATAGATGCAGCAGTGGCATAGCCTTCTGCATAATTGAGTGTATCTGTGCTATTGAAGATCTCTCTGCCGAGAAGAAAAAAGCTACCGCTTTTTTTAGAACCAGTAAGAAAACGCTTAGATCCATCGCCCGCAATAAACTGTAGGCCAACGATAGTGCCCTGCTTGTCTTTTAAAGGAATAACCAAGTTGTCATGTTTATCTTTTTTTAGACCATAGCTAAGGACCTGTTTATTCTCCAGGTATTCATGTTTGACTACATCCTCACACCCTGCCCAGATAGACTGGGAACGCTCTGCGGCCTGCGTATATTTTTCAGCTGTCTTGACCTCAGCGGCACGGCGTAATTCCTCGATCTCCGCCTTCTGCTCTTTGGTCATACGATACTTCTTACTATTCTCTGGCTTCCAAGTTGCTGTGGGTTGGTCCGTGCTGACACGGTAGTCGCCAATTCTGCCATAAGGTAGACTCTGATCTAACCAGGCTTGATACCAACCCACCAGCTTCCTTTGGTTACCAATGTTGATGTATGCTCGACCAATTGAGCCATCGGTAACCAATCCCTTATTGGGATCTGGTTCATAGCCATTTGTGGCTAGGAAATCTTTAAATTGTGATGTGTAATCTTTGGTAAATGGGGTTTCAAAATTCTTATTGTTTGGTCGCTTTATTTTTAATGACATCAATCATCCTTGTTTTTTGTTGTTTACTTCTTTTATAAAAGTGTATAGAATATTACCCAAGTTTATGATAATTTGCAAACACTCGGAGGAAAATTAATTATGAGTTTAACAATTAGTAGCGACGGTAGCGGCGATAGCTTACCAAAATTACAAAAGGGTATCTACACAGGTACCTGTTTTCGTATCATTGATCTAGGAACGACTGATCAAGAATACAAAGGTGTCAAAAGTAAAAAGACCAGAGTACACATTACCTTTGAAATCACCAAGGCCCTGGATCCAGAAACCAATGAATGTAAGATGCAAGACGACAGGCCCTTTGCTGTGTCTAGGACTTACACTGCATCCTTATTTGAAGCAGCTGCTCTTAGAAAGGACCTGGAGAGCTGGAGAGGTAAAAGTTTTACCGAAGAAGAACTGGGAGGTTTTGATATAAGTAAACTCCTTGGTTGTACTGCAAGAATAGAAGTTGGCCACACAGCTCCGACTGAATTTTCAGAAGGTGGCAATCCAAAGATTATGAACCTGCAAAGACCAGACGGTGGGATCCAGGTTGTAGAAACATTTAATGACAAACAATCGTTTGACATGGATCTATATTGTAATGAGTTCAAAGGTAAATCCTCACCAGAAACCAAAGCTATGTGCGACATCTTTGATTCACTACCGCCTTGGCAACAAACGGATATTGAATCCAGCTATGAATACAAAGCAGCAGTTGGCGATTCTGACGAACCCTCAATGAGTGAGGAGCTAGGAAGGTTGAATGACCAAGCAGCAGCTGAAACAAACAGCGCCGATTGGGACGACGATGAGAAGAAAACAATTACAGAAGACGACATACCGTTTTAGCAATTTTTGATGGGTAGCACCTCCGTACTTCTCACACTCTCAATCCCCCCTAAAAGATTGAGTTTAGCTACCCATCAACTCTGATTATGTATAAAGACAAAGCAAACCAAATAGCAGACCTCCTGGACATTAAAGGCAACGCCTACAATAGTCCAGAGGCCTTCTTTAATCAGCTGTCCAAAACTTGGAGCGCACTGCTTGGCATGGAACTAACGCCATCGCAATGCTGCGCTATGATGATCGCGTTTAAATCATGCCGTATCGTCAACAATCCAGGGCATGAGGATTCAGCAGATGATCTGGTCGGCTACAGTTTAATAATGACTGAGCTAACCAAAGACGAACATTTATTTTAAGGAGCGACAATGAAACCAGGAATATATGAAGACATACCTTATGAAGAGTATGCAGAAATACCAGCCTTTAGATCTCACGATCTTACCGCGGTCATAAAATGCCCGTACAGCTGGAAGAATAGAAAAGAAATGGTCCAGACTCCAGCACTCCTGGAAGGCCGAGTACAACATACGGT